GACCAGACAAGCTGCGGAGAAATTAACAGTCCGCCTGTCTTGTAAGTGTCTTCTCTACGAGTGAAAACAATAGGCACAACGTTGCCATAAGCCGCAAGCTCTTGCGCTGAATCAAAGCCAAAACTAGGCGAAAAGATATTGCGCCCAGACTGACTACCAAGCTGACGACGCCTGATCTCTGCTGGTTCGTCTGGCATCTTTGGCTTGGGAGCCAACAGATAAGATGCTGCTGTTGATACAGCACCAATTGCAAGGCTGATAAGGAAATAAGCAAACGGCTCTAAACCGGTATTCCTTATGTCAGGGATATGAGCGTATCCCTCAGGTCTTTCTTTACTTTTACGTTCTACCTCTATTGAAAAGCAACGATACTCTTCCTCACTGCAACCTAAGGCACTTATTAAACGCTTTTCATACGGAAGCAGTGGCTGAACGACTCTCTGCCTATAGGGCTCCATGTCACCGCGTTCAGATGCAGACTTATGTAGAGACATCCTTTGTTCCAGAAAACCGCAAAGACAGGGCTGCCCTCGCTTAGCAATAACACGTCACCATCATACTGAGGCCGGTCAACTCGATCTCCCCACCGCAACAGATCACGCCCAAATTGCCTAACCGTCTGCCCGTACCAAACCTCCTTGAATTGCGGGGTCTCAATGCCCAGGCGATCCAAAGCTATGTAAACCAGATGAATGCAGTCGATTGCCCCGTCTTCTTCCGTTCCATCAGCGCCAAGACGGTAAGGCCGCCCAATCAAATCAATAAGATCAGTCAAGACACTCTGACTCGGCTAGTGAGAGGCAGGCTGCCGACTAGCTGACGGTTCAAACGTTTGCGTGGAACGTCAGATCCAACAGCATCAAACACTGAAGCAAGCTCAAGGGTCAAAGCTGTTGAAGACCATTGTGCAGATATAATCTGCCCGACATAGCGCGTAATTAACGTGTAATCCTCTCTGTTGTCTGGATTAATTAAAACAGTTCTGACGTTTGCGATGTATTGATCCTGAACCGCAATCGTTGCAAAAGGACGGCTTAGCTCGTTGTTTGGGAAAACAATGGATGCAGGCTGATTGTCCCCAGCCTTAGTCACTGTTGCGCCAGAAAAACCAAACGGTAAAAATGCAAATTCAACCCTTGCTCCTGTGTCTACATTGAAGAATGGAGCGTCCTCGTTTACCCAATAGTTCTGGAACGAGAAACCTCCCAACGCCGTTGGACTACGCAGCGTTAGGTAGTGAGCAAAGGCAAGCGTTGAGTCAGACATCAGATACCAATCCTTCTACGCTGTGTTGTGTTCTGCCTCAGAGTAAACAAAGCACGTTGTTCGCCTTGCTTTGCACCGCTGCTGGCTGCTTCCCTCATTCCAGCCTGGAACTGATCAGCAGTAACGTAATCGACGGAGTTGATGCGTTCCACGGTATAGCGAACATCAATTGGTGCAAGTGTTGCCGTTCCACCTCCAGATGCGTCACCGCCTCCACCGTTTGCAGGAATAACAGAGCCGCCGCGTGATCCTCTGGAATAACGCCCCATGCTTTCACGCATCTTGGATTCTGGGATGACGTACTCAGGTTCGCCACCTTCTCCAATTAAAGCGTTGGTTGGGCCTGTGACATAACCGCCTTCTGCAAATTTAAACCCAGCAGGAGCTTCGGTGAATGGCATGGATCCGGTCAGCGGACCGAGGGCTTCTCCTCCTCCAGAAGCCTCCAAGCCGCTACCCATTCCCGCAAACATCTTGGCAATGCCTATAGCGATGTATGTTGCAATCATTTGTTGAGCTGCTTGTATCAACATGTCACCAATATTCTTCAAGAAATCAGAAAAGACTTCTTCTACACTCTTCGTTCCATTAATCATCTCGTTAACGCCAAGCGTGACCACTCCGGCGGCGGCTGATGCTGCTTCGCCTATCATTGGATACTTTTCAAGAATTTTATCAATCGCCTCTTCTTGTTCCGATAGCTGAAGGGTTTGGCCAGCACCAACTGCTTGATCAAAACCAATCATTTCGGAAGGATCATCCATATTGGCAAAAATCCCTGCTCCGGCCATTGCAGCTTGTCGATCTGCAAGAATAGCGGCAGTTTTTTGCTGCTCCTCATCTAGCAAATCGTTGATTCGCAACTGCAAAGCTTCGCGCTCAAAGTCAGCTGCTGCAAACTCTTTTGTAAATTCAAAAGAACTACTGTTTATCGCAAGTTGTTTCTCAAGACCCAGAATAAGCTTTTCTCCTGACTTAAGAGACCGCAAGCGTTCTTTTTCAGCGCGGTCTGCATCCCTTTGAGCTTTTCTTCCTGTTGCAACGCCTGATCTTGCGGTAGATTTTGCTCCTGCCGCCGCTTGTTCTGTTCTTCGTACTCTTAATTCTTCCAACTTGTTTTTTTCATCAGCCATAATTAAAGCTACTTTACTTGTGTCGTTTTCTGCTTTTTTTACTGCAAGCGCAGTATTAGCGAATACAACTGATCTTGCCGCTTGATAAGCTTTTTCTTCTAGCAAAGAACTGCCTAACTGAATGACCTTGTAATCAGCTTCTCGTACGGCTAGCTCCGCTTTGGTTAGACTTGCTTTTTTTCTATCAATCGCCGCGTTTGCTCCTTTAACTATTTCCAGTTGTTTTTCAATTTCTAACTCACGCTGACGAGAAATAATAAGCTTTTGATTGGCGTCTAGTTGGTCCTCTAAATCGCTTGCAAGCCTGATACCAAGAAAAGAAACAGTAGTCTTAGCAGTGGCTGGAGTTATGCTTTTTCGCTCTGTTTTTAGCCTATTTAGCTCAGGATCTGTAGTGTCTCTTTTGGCTGCTTTAAGCAAACTGCTTTCGTCTATGTTGGATATTAATTTTGCTAATAAACCTGTTCTATTAACAAACTCAGCTAGCGCAGAAGAAATTATACTTAAAGCCTGTGAAACCTCGTTGCCCAAAAGAGTTGTTTCTTCTCCAAATTCTTGCAGTGCGTCAACACCGTCCTGACCAATTATTGTTGCAAGTTGCTCTGTCGCTACGGCTAAAGCTTTTTCTTTGCCTACCGCTTCTTCTAGTTCTCTGGTTAGTCGCTCGAATGAAGTGCCGCTTTCGCCAGCAGCTGTTGTTACCGCTTCAATATCAGCCGTAAGTGGATTAAGGGCTTGACCGAGTTTTGCAATGTTTCCAACGGTTCGGTCAATAATTCCACCAATAGCACTGCCAAGAACTTGGCCGCCCATTCCGCCAGCAGAACCCAACGCGCCACCAGCCACTGAGCCCACACCACCGCCAAACAAGAGTGGGAAGCCAATGCCAAGTGCAAGGTTTTGGGCACCTCTGCCGCCTCCTCCGGCCATGCCTCTGCCAGCTCGGGCAGATTTAGGACCGATAGGCTTGTTGTATTGCTGACTCTTGGCTAGCTCTCTATTCAGCTGCCGCTGATTGTGTAAGTTTTCTCCGCGAGCTTGAGCTTCAGCTCTTGCTGCTTGGAGAGACGCTTTATTTAGCTTTAACAGCCCACTTGTCAAGCTGTTTTGTCGCTGAAGTCGTTTTGTCCTGGAAGCCTCTACAGCGTTTAAACGCTTTGATAGTTCTAGTATTCTTTTTTCTTTTCTAAACTCTTGAAACCCTGAAGCACTAGGGCCAATAGGTTTTCCATGCTGACTCAAGCCTCTTGCTCTCTGGCTTGCCAATCTTGCGATTTCTTGACTTACTTTTAACTCTTTTTGTGCTATACCAAAGTTTTTAATTTTTTCTTTTAGTATTCTTTGCTCTCCTTTTAGCCGGATTTGCCCGCCTAAGTCAATATTTTTTGCCTTTGATCCTATCTTTACGACTAGCTCCTCTAATTGCTTCAGCTGACGCTCTACTCGTTGATTCCCTTTTACCGCTAACTCAATATCTACGTTGTAATTGGCCACGGCTGAGCACGTAGAGTCCTGCGCTCCAGTCTACCGTGACCCCATCGTTCGTGCTCCACGACCCGACTTAGCGTTTTGAATTGACTTCTCCTCCTGCTCTGCTTTGATCTCGAAGAAAGCAGCCCATCCCACAAGCTCCTCTTGAGTGAGGCTTTCAGTGAGCTGAACTACCGTCATGCCTAGCTCTTTTGCTAAAAAGAAGATAAAAAGCCAGTTGTTACTTGCTTTTCAAATCTGCTTTCGCTTCCTCCACTTTGTTTTCCGCTCCAGAGCTAAGCATTGCTAGCTGGATGTCCTGGAGGATTGCAGCCTCAACATCACGGCGAAGAGCAGCACGCTCACCATCTTGGAACATACGATTGCCGTCAGCGTCTAACGCCTTTTCAATCATCATGCCCAGAGCAAAGTCGTTGGACTCGTCCCCAACCTTTTTCTGAATCGACTCTCTTTCGGCAATCGTTAATGGATGCCAATACACCTCAAGCACCACATCGTCACCGTCCTTGACTTTGTGCTTATAAAGCTGGCTGACGCCAAACTTATTACGAAGCAGCTCAGTAGCACGCATGAACTAAAACCATTTGCTCTAGTACATTACACCACTGCTGTGAATTGACAAGAGATAATCCCGATAAAATGAGAACGATCCTCTGCTTCAACAACAGATGGCCCCACAATGTCTAAAACTCTAGGGACAACGCTATAAGTATCTGAATAACCAGAAGCATTTACAGAAGTCAGACCGTCAATAACAGACTCACCAATTGCTGACAACACTGACGTTCCAGCGGCCTTTGGCACGTAAATATTGCACTGGATCACCCCGGAGTAGTAGTCCTGAGCAGCGCCTTGGTTCTGGAGCGTTGAACGATTGAAGTTTATACTCATCAAAATGTATTTCTTAGTCTTGCCAGGAGTCGTATAAGCAACGTTGTCATAACGCATCAACACGGCAGCGTCAGCAGCAGCGACTGCATCGGTTACTGCTTTCTCAAAAGCAGCTCTGGCCTTAACGAGTGTCATAGCTTAAATCCTCTGATAAGAGACAGTAGTCCGACCACTTAAAATTCCTACGCCTTGCGACCCAGAGGTGCTTCCAGTAGCCAAGAATACACGGCCAATACGTTTCTCTTGGAACGCGCTTTTGACTAGATAAGATATGTCTCCTTGCACAAAGTTAGTAATTTTTGGTGACTCTAGTGCAGCCGCTGCATATTCAGCAGTGTTGCCGATGTAAACAGTAGGTTGTTTTTTGTAATTAAAATTGGGAATGTTAAATCTGGGGCGAATTAATCCCCTTTTGGTTCCTTGCCCAAAGGTAGACCAAGGCGCTATTTTTTTATCATTAGGGCTAGCTCTTTGCGTACTGGCTTTCCAGCTTGACGCAAAAAATCCGGTATCCACAGGGCTATTGGTGTCATTAGCAAGCCCGTCAACAACTAATCCAATAAAAGCATTGTAATCGCTGTTTAACTGCTGCTCCAAGTCGGTAACAATGTTGCCGATACCGCGTTTCTTAGCCATCAGAACCGCACCAACAAAATAAACAGGTACTCTTGATCGCCTTTGTAGGTGCGAATATCAGTAATTTGTGCAACCCTGTTTGAGCCTGCATACTTCAAAGTTACTGTGTCCTCAAGCGTTGGCTGGTTATCATCTATTTGACTAGGAGTGATATACAGCTTTGCTTTGCGTTCCTCTCGGCCTTCTTGCTCTTGTGAATCGACAAATTCCAATGGAGCGTCAAAAGAATAAGTTGTGTCAGTTGTGGTCAACGCACCAGTGCTGACGTTATAAGCAGGAGATGCTTTGCGAGTGTAAGTAATAGTGTTGTCAAGGGACTTGCCTAAGTCAGCTACAACTGATTTGGCGACGTTTCTGAAAAGAGTGTCAAGTTGACCAGCCATCTCAACCCCTCACCACACGTACTTGATAGCTACCGCTACCTCCAAGACAATAAGCACCAAGATAAGACTGCAACCAAGGGTAAACGTCGAATACGTTATTGACAGTTCCAGTAGCTTGGCTAGAAGTGTTGTACTTGACTTCGAGTTCTCCAAGCTTGACTTCTTCGTACAACCCCGTATCGCCGGTAGTCCCTGTAATTGAGTCCGTGTCATTGGCTAAAGCACGCGCCAGCTCAAAGGCAGCGTACTTAATGTCAGGCGGAATGACACTACAAGTCAGCTCAACACGATCAACGTGATAATTGTTGCGTGGCCAGCTCAACGCTTGGCTCGTATCACAACGATCACCATAGAAATTCAGACTGTCGATCCAGCGTGTTGCTGAAATCAAAGCTCGGTTCTTGTTGTCGTCTGACTTGTTATCCCACTGCGTGCTGCTTGGAACGGTTTCAAAATAAGCGTCGGCTTCAGCCAACGTCACGTAGCTATTGGCTGACGCGCTGCTGAGAGTAGCGGTGATGGTTGCAGACACGGCTTACTTACCTACCTTTTTCATAGCCATTTTATGCGCTTCTGAGAAAGTCTTCCCGACTTTCATCAAACGCCGCATTTCGACCATGTGTTTTTTCGTGTGATGCTCTGCATGACGCTGCATTGCAGCCTTTTGCCGGTCAGTCGGTTTTTTAGAAGTGCTGTACGCCATACCAAAAAAGAAGGTGGCCCCACCTAATGGTAGGGCCTTGACTCTGATCAAGATCAGATCGTTGTTGTATCCAAAGGACTGTTGACAGTCAGTTGAACCATAGGGATCAGATCAATGTCATACGTGGCAGCCCACTTGTTAGCGGTTGCCAGGTTGGCATTGGTCGGATTGTCGCCAGCATCAGACCACTTCGTACCCATCACGTGATAGGTGGAGTGGTAATCAACTGAAAGCACATCCTGCTTGGAAAGCACGTTGCGATCAGCTTCAATCCGAAGCTCCTGCTGAACACCCTCAAGAATGGTGCCGCCTTTGGTTAGGTAGCAATAGAACTCACGCTGGTGACCACCAGTGCCAGGAGCAACGGTATTCACTGAACTGTCGGTAACGACTCGCATTCCTGCGAACTCACCAACATCGCGAGCGCCAATGCCAACGCCACCACCACCCCAGGTCACTGCGCCATTAGCCGCAAGTGCTGAAGTAGAGAAGGTCAGCATTCCTACCTGATACAGGTAGTAAGCAACAGAAGGATGGACAATCAGTGTGTCCAGTTCTTCGCCGCGCTCACCCAGTTTGGAACGGGCTTCAGCAACCATAGTTGCACTAAGGAAGTTAGCCTCAGTCGCACCAGAAGCAGCTGCTTTGCCTTTGTCAAGAGCATTGGCGGCAAGAGCCGTGCCAAACAAACCAGCAAGCTGTGAGAACAGACGGGCACTGTTCAGCTTGTTGATGGCGTCAGCCAACTGGTTGCGGATGTGAAGCATGGGATCTTCGCCAGCGGCCAAAATCGCAATGTCATCTACGGCATACGCAAAACCGCGATGGCAGATGGTTGCGATTTGAGTGCCAGTACCGATCTTCTGTGGAGTCAGGAAACCAGCTCCGCCAGTACCCCACGTAGCTGTACCGTTCATTACCTCCTCAGTTGGAGATACAGGATTGAACTCGGGAACCTGAATGCGCGTACCGCCTGATCGTGAATCGAGCAGAGCGTTACGGACAACAGCGCCAGACTTGATGAACAAGCTGCGCTCTTTGATGGCCTCAGACACATAGGTGCTGAGGTTATTCCTCTTGACGATGTCCGCAAGAAGGACACCGCCGGAATAATTCTGAAATGGAGCAGCCATTTCCTATTTAGGGATAAAGTTTGCGGGGATCAAGTCACAGACTTGGATTGGTGTCCCACGGGGACTACTTACCGGCCTCTCTCCTGAGCACAGCTGCAAGATCAGGGTCGGTATTGTCCAAGGCCATTTGCCTTGTTAAGTTAATACTACCTTCTGCCCAAGGGTTTGCGATACCCGCAGCATTAGCAGTATTCAAATTGGGCTTTGCTCCCATGCCAGAAGCACTGCTTGGTTTGAACTGATGTTCCCAACCAGAACCAGGATTCTTTAGCTTCGCAAGATAGACATTGATGTCTTGCTCAATACCACCATCCAGCACAACAACCTTGCCAGACTCTGATTTCTTTAAATTCTTTTGCATCAACTGAAGAAGCTGCTCGGCATTTACCGCTCCAGCTTGGCTAATGGCAGATAAAGCAGAAGTCTGCATTGCAGCAGTCTCGTTAGAAGTCCGAAGATCAACTAGCTGACGCTCCAGCTCGCCAATGCGCTGATCTTTCTCTTGACCTGTTTGGTTGGCTTCCTCCCAAAGGTCTTTCCATTGACCTTGATCTTCAAGCGTTTTACGACGATCGTCTTTTTGTTTTTTGTAAACGTCGTCAAGCTTGCCCTTTACGCCTTGGAATTTCTCCTCAGCTTCTAAAGCACGAGACTTCAATGATTCAAGCTGTTGCTCATACTGAGACTGAACGACAGTAATATCAACAGTCGGAGAGTCTTCAACAGCAACCACGGGTTGCTCAGGAGACACCACTGGCGTTTCCTGGATGACTTGTTCTTCCATTGTCAAGAATTAGTAGACTCTTCTACTTTACTAGACTTTGCTTTTTTAGTTACTTTCTTTGCAGGGGGCATTGGACACTCCTCTTTCTTGGGAGGGTTGATGTCTTCAAAACGAAGTCCAGCCATGATCAAAAAGCTATTACCCCTCTACTTTAACGTCATCGCTTGATTCCGCTGCTTTAGGTAAAATTTCGCCCTGAACCAGCATTTCACGGAACTCCTCACGGTCAATAACCTCGTTTTCAAGAAGTTGACCCATTGCCGTAATGTCTTGGCCGATCAAACGCTGAAGATCGAAGTCACGACTGATCTTGACTTCAGGTGGCTCAATACCAAGATAATTTGCAGCCAGGTTATAAGACTTTTGAAGGCCAGATTCCAGGTCCATTGAAACCATTGCCAACATTGAGTTGGTGTCGATACGATCCAAACGGCGAGCATCAGCAGACTCAGCTACATGCTTTTGCTGGCTAAGAGTGCTAATCCCTAGGCTGCTCATTTGCTGCTGTAGTTCTTGCACTTCAGCTGATTGAGCTTCAAATGCACTGGACGCTGGCTCAACGTAATAAACTTTGTTGCCAGGTTGTGTTGCCATTGCGTAATTAACGCTAATAGCCATGTCTTTTGTCTGGTCGTCCCAGCCTTCCATAACTAACATTGGCTGGCTTGCAATGTGTAAGCTATGGATTAGATCGGCTTGGCGCTGGAAGTGAGCTAAGTTTAAATATGCAATATCTAGTAGCGGTGGACGACTGCACATTGTCTCGACCTTGTTTGCATAAACTGTTATTAAAGGAATGTCTTCTAACCCATAAGAGCCTTGCTCGACAATCTCGTATTGGCCTCCGGCAGTGGTGGTTTGGTCGTATGAGCCAGGGTACGCAGCACTTCCTTGCAGTTGCTTTTCCTGTTCATCTTGACGATAGACGCGATAGCGACCTGGCTCAATAACACGAACTTGATCATATACCTTTTCACCAAAATCACCGTCAGGTACAACTGCTTTTTCTGCAATTCGTACTTGAATCAAACTGCCATAATTTGAGTCTCGATCTAATCGCCACCCATAAATGTTTTTTGGTTCGACTTCAATCCAATATGGTCTACGATTCAATGCTCGCTCTTCAGCAAGAGTTCTTGCATCTGTAGGCGCTGGAAAGTCAACTAAAGTATGGCAATGACCGTAAGTCAAAGCGCAAATAGCTTGGCGACGTGCGTACTCATCAACATCCGATCCACAACCATCAACATTCTTGTTAAAGACTTCGGTCCAATATGGGTCTCCTTCGACACTGATTGGTTTGCGAAGGATCAGACCGGCAGCTGCTCGGATTAAACGCTGTGTATATGGTGAAAATACGGCTCTATTGACACGCGCCAAATAAGCAGAATAATCTTCGCGTGGTTCGAGTGGCAGGAAGGTTTCGCTGTTTTCTCGTAGATATTCGGTGCCGTTTGTCACGGCTGTCATGATCTCCCAGCCTTTCATTTGATCGATCACCGCTTTGGTGCGAACAAATGGGCTGTCAACGCTTCCGAGATAAGAAGAGCTGACTAGATGGGTGCGTACCGAGCCAGGGACGGAGTAAGTCATGTCACCATTTCACGCGATTGGCCCAGTAAGCAGGGGAAAGCTTGCCACGCTTTATGTTGGCTGCATGGCGAGCCTTAAACGATTCACGACGACGTTTTGCTGCTACAGGTTCCCCTTCACGCTTTGGTGAGCCACTGACTCCCTGTTGTCCGAATCGGAGCAACCGAACCTTGTCCCCTTCCTTTACCAAAACGGCATGGGATTTTGTCGGGTGGCTCGGAGTGCGTTTAGGTTTGTTGTAACCAGCGAAGCGTTCGCCGCGATATTCAACCATCAGATCAATCCTTATTCAAGATTGCTGGTGATTGCTCCGCTAGTGACGAAGTTGCAGGTTGCAACAACAAGATCACCGGCAGTAGATCCAATATCCATGCTGGTAATGATTCCAGCAAAACTCACTGAATCAGTACCGGTTGTTGTGCCTTTGGTAAACAACTCAAAGGTTGCGTCTGCTGGATCAGCAGCCGTAACAATATCTTCGACAAAAGTAGCTTGACCAGTCGCATCAGGGTCATAGACAAGCTCAACCGTGCCAGAGCCAGAGATCATGCTTCCGATGTTGGAACGGAAAGTATCGCCCTGTTTAGTGGTGTCAAGCACATCTTTTGTGATGCTCAGCGTCCAACTACGAGTACCAACGATCGTTGCGTTGCTACTGCCAGTAGGGCTAAATTGGACAGCGCCCTCTTCTCCTCGAATAACAGCCATTGGTAGACATAGGAAGGTTCTATGCCTAACAGTCTAACTGCTTAACCGCGACAAGCTACGACCAGACCTTCAATTACTTTCGACTTCCTGCCGCTTTGCGGCTCGATTTTTTTGCAGTTTTCTCAGCTTTCTTAAACGCTTTCGCGGTTGGAGCGCCTTTAGCGCCTGGCTTACGCATCTTTTCGCCAGAGCCCGCCTTGATTCGATCACGTTTTGCCTTGATATTGGCGTACAAACCACGCTTTTTTGCTGGTTTTTTCTTGGCCGCCATACCGTAAGCCATATAAAGACCTTAAGTTCTTCTATTCTAGGCCAATCGCGGGTCGCACTCAAGCATGACCTTTTTGCCTTTATGCTCCTCGCTCTCTCGGGGATAATATTTGACTACTATTGTGTTAGACAAGATGTCCTCAGGCGGCTGGAGCGTCTTAAACTTCTTGCCGCATTCATTGCAAATACGAAACCGCACCACATCATCATCTTGTGATGTATAAGTAGTCACGACTTTTGTATCCTCCGACCCACAAGTAGGGCAAGGCGTTCCGCTTAATCGCTTCACTTCAATACAACCGATGAGAAGTATTGCCCATAGTCTCGGGTTTGGCTAAATTAAACTGTTGCAAGACTAAATATCCGAACGCGTCGAAAGCGTGATCCACCCCTAGGTTCTTGTTTGGTAACCCTGTTCCAGGTGAATAGGTTAATGTCCTCAATGATTTGATCAAATGCTTGCATCGTGGGTGAATCACTGTACGACGCTCTCCCGTCGCATCCATCAATGCTGTATTAACTGACGTAATTTTGTCCCGGATTTTCCATGGCGCTTTGGGCGATTGCACCGTAAATCCACTTCGCCGCAAAATTGCATGGTCCGTAACCCCCACACCCTGTGTTTTCCTGGCCCCGCCCGTAGGGTCTGGACACGCAATGATCCTTCGCTCCACACCATATCGACGTGTAACCTCCTCCGCAAAATCCCACGTGGTCGCTCCACCCGTCAGCATGATCTCGTCAAATACATAAAGCGTGTGGCCATCCTTTACCGCCACAATTCCACTCATTGGATCGACGTTGAAATCAACGCCCAATAACAATGGCTGGATCGTAATATCCCTGGCTTCCTCCGAAATATTGGCGTCCGAAAAGCTCACCGCAACTAATCCGGTTAAATTCTCGAAGCTTGCTTCAAATTCTTGCCGGAATGTTCGATTATCAAGCTGAGAACGAGCTGCCTCGACTTCCTTCGCACTAACATTCCCGCCGTCAATCGTTGTATAACTCCACCGTTGCCATAATTCCGTTGGATCCTCTGCTACAAAACACCACAAGTCATAAAACCAGCTAGCTGTGCCATCAGGAGTTGAAATAAATAACGCCCAGCCCTCTTTATCCGCTAAAGCCGGTCGTATTACCTCAAACCACACCTCTGCATCCATAAATGCAGCCTCATCCAACACCACTCCACTTAAACTTCGACCCCGCAACGCCATTGCGTTCTCGGTTCCCTTTAATTCGATCATTGATCCGTTAATTAGCTCAATCCTGAGGTCCGTTTCGTTCTTACTCTTGATCCAGACCTTTGGTACAAGCTTTTTTAATGCGCGCCAAGCAATATCTTTTGCCATTCGATACGTTGGCGCACAATAAAAAAATGTCTCCCCAGGACGATTGATCGCTCCACGCAACAACTCAACGCAGGACAGGTACGATTTGCCGAAACGGCGACCGGCTACTAATACTCGGAATCGCTTTTCACATGAAAAAACTTCGCCTTGCGCCCATCGAAGTTGGATGGGGTCGGAATTTTGACTCATGCCTATCACAATACATAGCTTTCTGACCCCTGCCCCCCGCTGTCCATACGCTCCAGCAACAGTTATCATTTGTGGAACGGTAATCTTGTGGCAAATGGGACTTAGAACGCCTGACGCAGTTAAAGATGAACGGGTGAGGCGCTTATATCGTCGTCAACTCGATGGTCTCTCGGCTAGAGCACTGGTCTATGACCATGCTGAGAAAGAAGGCGTTTCTTTGGCGACTGGTTGGCGTGATTGGGATGAAGTGAAGCAGATGGTTGCAGAAGATTGGAAGAATGATCGCGAAAATATGCTTCCGCGTCTTCAACACATGCGTACCAAACTCTTTCATCAGGCTTTGAAGAAAGGGCAATTGCAAACCGCGAGTCAGGTTTTGGATTCCATTGGACGTGTTATCGGTGAATCAACTGAAGTCGTTAACATCCAAGCGCCTGATCTGACTATCAAGATCGAGAACAAGACCGACTGACGCACCAAACAACAGCAAAGACAGCGAGCCTTCCATACTGGGGGGCTTTTTTAGTACACGAATGCTAGTTGGCGAGAATATGTTTAAGTTATGGGGCCAGTACATATGTACTGTAACATTTGCTACCCCTCCCCCTAGTACAAAAGTAGTACAGGCTGGGAAGCTCTCGAAATTTTCGCAAGCTCGCGAAGCCGTACCATTTTTGTACTACTTGTGACGGTGGCGGATTGTCACAAGCAGGCTACAGATTCTCTTCTCCTTTGATCCCCTACTTTTCGATCAAAATAGACTAGAATAATAAGCAAGAGGGAGGAACAGAAATCCTCCTTCCGAACCTCGAAAACTGAATAGGCTCAACCGCTGAGAGCAGATCTTCGGATCCCGTCGCCGAGACCTCTCGCAGCCTTCACAAGCTGCAACGTCTCACTGCTCGCAGGCCCTTCACAAGGCTGCTCTCAAGAAATGCGGGAAAGCCACCCCCAAACGCTTCAAAACACCCCTAGGAAACCCCACATGGAAACCACCCACAAGACGTTGCACAAGTTCCCACAATCGGCACATGTGCAGCTTTGGTATGGATCAATTGACATTTCAGACGCCAAGGGTTCGGGTGACTCGCTGGCTGTTTCCGTACCAAACGACGGACTCAAAGCAGCGGTCAAGTTGTTCCTGACGCAAACGCTTACACGTAGCGATCAGGAAGGCATCGTCTCGATGCTGACCGATCTGATGCGTAAGGAAGACGCCGAACGCCTAGCAGCTGAGACCAGCAACTAAAGAGAGAGCCGGGTTGATCCCGGCCTTTCTCATTCCGTACCAACAAAACAACACCATGCGATCGCTTCTCTTTTACGGTTCAATTTATGTTTTGTCTGGCGTTGTCGGCATTAGTTTCGTGCAATCGTTAGCAACGCATCCGAGCCAGAACAGCGGCACACAAGTTCATAGGATCGCGGGATGGAATCAATGATCTCATCTCCCTATGTAACTTTAACCGCTTCTGATTTCATGTCTTATAAGATCATCCGTTCCTTTCATCCTGCGCTGCGTCGATCCGATAAGGTCATGCAGACAGGGTTAACCCTGGAACAAGCCCAAGCCCACTGCCGCCGACCTGACACAAGGAAGGAAGGGCAATGGTTCGACTGTTACACCAAAGCCTGAACGAATCGCCCGCCATTGTGCGGGCTTTCTCGTATCCGTACCAATCAACAGCAGAACACCATGGAAACCACAGCGCCGATTTTAGTTGAGTTTATCGTCAACAGCGAAGCATCAGAACAGATTAAAGATTTAGGACTTAAGTGGGTTAAGCCTTACGGCAAACACATTTCAGTTAAAGATGAGATCGACGAAACCTTGATTGAGTCATTAAGCAATGATGAATTGATTGAGTATATCGGCATCGATTCTGAGTTTTTAATCTATCTCAACATCAAAGGTTGAAACCACTAAAGAAGCCCAGCCAAAAGCTGGGCTTTTTCATGCTTAGCTGTTAGGATGCTAGGGGATCACGAGAACAAAGCTCGCGATCCGGAAACCACACCAGAAAAAATGAGCAGAAAAAACGTCAACAGAATCATGGCGGTCTATGACCTAGCCACGACTCAAGAGAGAATCGATGGTGCTAGCTGGTATGAAACCGCACACCGGATCGCTCAAAGCCTGGCAGCCGATCACGGCCTAACGCTCCAAACAGCAGCGGGAGTCATCAGCGCGCTAAGCCCACGTAATAAGTGGAGACGCAACGTAATCGATGCAGAAAACTTGATTGAAGCTTTCACAGTTGATCCTGAATCAGCCTGCAACATCAAGGTTTCAACGTTCAATAAGAACAAAGAACGAGCATTAAAGATACTGGCAAACGATTTTCAACGGGATGAATATGATTCTGTTGATGACATTGCCAAGATTCTTAGCGGTCCAAAATTAAACGAGTTTTTTAACTGTATTTTGTTGCGTGATGACGTCTGCATTGACGGTCATGCCTACTGCATCTGGAACGGTGGCAGAACATCCCTGGCTGACGTACCAAGCATTGGAGTCAAATTAAGAAAGGAGATCAAAGCCGATTACGCGAAAGCCGCCAAACGTACCAACAGCACACCGGCAGTGATGCAGGCGATCACATGGTGTGCTTGGCGCAGAATCCATGGAGTTAATAAGTAAAAGGAAAGCCCCGTCAAGAGCGGGGCATTTTTTATGAGCCGGTCAGCGTGATGGTGGATCCTTCGCTACGTGCTCTCAGAAGCTTCTGAACGATCCAGGCACAGCGTGCTGAGGTCTTCCTTCCTTCTGGGCTGTCTTTGTACCAGGCAAGCCCCTCTAGCACGATCTCCACTTCATCAGGACTGAAATACTCACCAGGGCGAACACTAGCCACTAGGTGACCCTCCAACAGTCGTTTCATCGTAGACATTCGCTTGCCATTCATCTATTACTTTGATAGGATAGCACTTGAATAGGTCAGCGCAAGCGATCCGTTCCAGCAACACCACAGCAAAAACACACCATGAAACCAGCAGAGCAGGAGACCGCCCTGCAAGCTTTGATCGATGAAGTGAGGCTATTGCGTTACGCAGTCCTCTCTCAAGGGATCGAAGCTCACCCTGAACCGACTTGGATCTCACTAGAAGATCTCAAAGTCTTGACAGGGAGAGGACACATTTTTATCTACAACTGCCAAAAGTATAAAAAGTTTCGCTCTTACAGCCTCAAAACTGTCGAAACCGAAACTCTCTATCACCGCGTTTTTGCTACAGAAGACGTCAAACGCGCCTGGAACCTTGGATCATGAAAGCTTTCCCACGTACCAGAAACACCAAGCTTCAAGCACTCAAAAATTTCATCCTTAACTTCCTCAAATGAATTCCTACGAATTTGAAGCCGACTACGAATTTGTGCCCGATCAGTTGACAGACGAAGAAATACAGGAATTGGAATCTCTCGCAGATCTAGCCGATCAGGAAGCTTCCATTCCAACAGCTGCTGAGAGAAACCGGAAATGAAACTTAAGCGCAGCCGCCTTGAAAGGACTTGTCACCTATGTGGCGCAACCATTAACAAGGGCGATCTATACGGAAACCGTTCCATCAAATTAGGCGGCAAAGCAACAGATCAGGAACGCGAAGACACTAGAGATCGAGGCGTCTTCTTGATTGAAAGCCTTTCGGTTAAGCGTGACATCTGCTCCAATTGCTGCCCAACTTGATTTTGTCCAACTTTTCTACTTTGTCCAACAATGTCAACCCATCAGGAAGTCCAAGCCCGCCTCTCTTACTCACGGGCAATGCTTGAACGAGATGTTCGCGTTTCATCCATTGCAACAATGATCAGCGCAAAATTCTCTGTCTCACGCTCCACCGCCTACAACGACATCACAGCAGCCCAAGCTGAACTCAAACTCAGTGACGATGGTCCAAGTATCGAAGAATCTTCCGAACCAGTAACCACAGACAACGTTCTGGCAATGCTTCAACATCTCTTTGAAGTTGCTGTCGCTACTGGTGACAGCAAAGCTGTCTGTAGCCTTGTTAAAGCAATGGATCAAGCCAAGAGATGGCAAGGCTACAACACTCAATCTGCTTCTCCTTTTGCATAATTAACTGATGAACCTGACCGCCAAAGAGCTTGAACTACTGGTTGACTCGATCACTTGGGAACTATTCTTCCTTGAAGAGAAAGGCTGGAGTGATTCCAAACGAGCCAGCCTCCTTCGTGATCTTCAATCCCGTATCCAACAATTTGCATCAACAAAAAACAACCTTATCCTCAAATGACTGACCTCTACACCGCTCAGCAAAATCTACTAATGCTAGAAAGATGTCCGACATGGTACGAACATCTAGATAAAATTAATGCCGCACAAGCAGAATCTGATCGTATCTATCACATCCGTACTAATGCAGGTTGGGAACTGGATGAAGGTGGTTGGTTTGCTCCTTGCCCTGATACAAATGAATTGATCCCTGAATACGATTGGATCGATAATGGACTCCCTTACCCTGAAGATAAATGAAACCTGAACAATTTCACGTCCCAAACACCCTATTCGTTGAACGGTCTCTACGTAAAGATGGGCCTTCTCCTATCTATGTAGCCTGGAAACCTAATAGTTCTAGGATGTTTTACAACAAGACAAGTCTGTTAAGGTTTTGTGCTTGGCCGAAATCTTTGCCGACTGGTCAAGCATTACGTGATTGGCTTGATTCCTTTGATGATCAACCTTCCGCTCCAAACACACCCGGCCCCTCATCATGAATCTCATTTGCCCTTTCTGTAACAATGAAAAATCAGACACTATTGAAACTAGAAAAGTTGGTACTACCGGTAAAGGCAGAACCGCCATGCGGCAAGTATGGAAAGAGTACACACCAAACGATTGTGTTGTTAGAAGACGGCATGAATGCCAAGCTTGTGGTTATAGATGGTCTACTCTGCAATTAAGCTTTGACGACCTAAATAAGCTTCGTGGAATTGCTATTAGTGAAAAAATTCAAACTAAAACTAAACAAATTCAAGCATTGATAGAAGAAATTGAATCTGAACTGCCTGGGCGGATTCCTTACAAATAAGGCCATGCTGGTTCTGTGTCTGCGTTCCAAACGTCCTCATCATTAACGTTGATGGGGCGTTTTATTGCATACTCTCGGAATACTATCTTTAATTCTTCTGTTGTCATGTCAAGCTCTTTGGCTTGTTTGGCAACGTTCTTCTGTCCGGTAAATAGTTCCTCTAAAGCTCTTTCTAAACTCATCGCCTATTACGGCGATTTTTTTCCCTTTCGTTCCTAAACCAGAATCCTTGGGCAAGTGCTGTTAATCCTTGAGGGCTTGCAGCTGACGCTGCTTCCTCTTTTGCTCTATCAATGTTCTCGAAAACTTCTCGTTCGTTAGCAGCCCTGCTAATTTGCTCTGCTCTACGCGGCATCGAGATCTAACGCTCCAAGCGCCAACATAGCTTGATAACGACTAAGACGCTCAGACCATCGACACTCACATCCACGCATCTCTAATTCGCTCATCATCCTTAATTGCATGGTGCCATCAGGCTTCCCAATCACGATCGCTCCAGCTTTCACTCGTAACCCGATCATCTCCTGCAAGCCAAGGCTATAAGCACCAAGTTGATCCTGATGATCTACAAGCCATGCCTCAGGCTTATCTGATTCCCTAGAGCTTGTCTTGAAGTCACAGATCGTTAGACCCAATGATGTGTCGATTAGGGCGTCTGCCGTTCCAGCAAAACCTGATGTGTGACTGATGCTGAACTCTGATGCGTGAATCGCTGTTACAGATCCACTAACCAGCCAATCTGATATGCCTCTGGCGTACTCACGGGCTGCCCAACTAATCTTTGGCGCTCCCTCCATCGACTTCTTAAGTGCCCAGGTGGTGATGGCTTTTGGAGGACGTGCCAAACCATCATCCCAAACCTTCCACGATCCTTTCTTGTTGGCACTCTGACGGGCCAGCTTTGAAGCGGTCTT